CTTGTGGGGGCCACTCTGAAGCATTGATCACTCTTTGCTTCTAGGTGTAATAACTACACTACTAACTACATATGTGGAGACCGACTCGATCAAGTGTTGCACCAAGTCAGCAATCTATAGGCTATGCCTATAATATTTCTGACCCTTCCATCCGATTCCCATCGGCTGGTTTTTCAGTTGATCCTCGCTATGCAATGTCCGAATATGAGGCCTCTTTTGAGGCCTTAGACGCGAACTTGCCCGGCGAATCATCTGATAGCAACAGCGTTTACACTTTGGACTTTCGTCCTCAGAGTAAGGAACAAACTAGGAAGTCATTCAACTTCGTCCAACACTATAAACGTGAAAGACGTGTGTCGTATGCCTATACCCAGTATGACGCTGCTGGCTATAGAAATCTTAACCTTCCCTTACGTTCTGTTTGGGAGGCTAACTTCTACAGCCTTGCACTTGCTCCATCTGTCGGCTTCGCCTCGGTGTTGTCGTCTCATGACGGTTTAACACCGTTGTATTCGGGGCCCGACCTCGGCGTTTATCACGACGAGGAAGGCTTAGCGTCATTTGCGGTTTCGCAAATGCTGCCTAAGATTCGCCCGGGAGCCTCTATCATCAACAGTATTGTTGAGTTAAAGGACTTCCGTACGATCCCGCGTACTATGCTGCGCGTAGAGTCATCCTTAGTTGCTCTCTATACCAAGATTGGTAAAAAGAGCGGCTTCGGATTAAAACCTCTACGCGCCATCATTGGCGGAGGGGCTGATGTGTTCTTACAAAATAAGTTCAACATCCTCCCCTTGTTGCAAGACATCACGGCCGTGCACAACAGCGCACGAAACGTGAAGGATCAACTTAGGAAGTTGATCTCCTCTTCCAGTGTCCCTCAAAAGAAGCACTTTCGTACTTCTTTAAGGAACTTTCGCAATTCAAACGACGCGTTGTCTCAACCTACGGCTGGAGGAATCTCCATCCCGGTTTTGACGACTCGTCGTATTGTGAATTACACTGTTAAGGACTTCGTAGCTACGATCGAATTCAGCTATAAAATGCCGGATTCGACCGCTGAGGAACTCCTCAGGAACGGTATTCGCGACTATCTTGGCCTGCAGATATCTCCGCAGGTTATATGGAACGCGATACCGTGGTCGTTTGTTGTTGACTGGGTCGTGGGCGTTGGCCCATGGCTTAGTCAATTTAATCCGACCTTGCTACAAGTAGCAACGCACATAAGTAAGTTCGGCTGGTCAGTCAAGGTTAGAAGAGAAATCTTCCAATCGATTGATGAGCTCGGACAAGTGGCGTCTCAGACTGAAGAATCCTATTATAGGACTCCAGCCCAAGCGCCCCTCGTGAGCTCGATCAGGACGAGCGGGATAAACCCTTCTGAGTTTGTCCTTGGGTCTGCTCTCCTCGCTGTGAGGGAATAGACCTTTCCTGTAGGCAACATATATGCTACCCACAAACCTAACATCGAACGAAGTTAAAGATTCGGCCGGCGCTGAAGTCGAGTTTACTCGTATCAGCACTGAGTCCCGATCTGTCTCCTTCGCCAAAAGCACTGAAGCGCCAAACCAACCTTATCGTCTCAAGGTATCTCACCAAGAGACAGGTTCTGGTGTCGCGCGGCGACGTCGTTCACTCGTCCGTTTTGACTACCCTGTTACAGGGGTCAACGGCACGATTGAAAACATTGCCGTCTATGGTGTCGCTGATATCCCAGTTGGGAATTTAAGCGCCACCACAGGCATAAGTGTTGCTATCGCACATTTTGTTTCGTTCATGGCCTCTCAAGGGGCCTCAACGACCATTTTGTACGATACCACTGGCTATGGAGCCGCGGCTATGGTTAACGGCACGCTTTAATAAGCGTTTCTGATTGCCACTGGAACGAACAGAGAAATCTGTCGTCCACAATGCATCTATGCGTTATATCATACCCCGGAGAGTAGTATTTTTACTACTTATGGTACTGATGCTGCATCTCGCGATTTTTATCGTGGGGTGCAGTTTTCATCATCTTGGTCTTGATATCGATGGGGGATCCTTATCCCCCGCCGGTACTAATTCCGTCTTGATTCAGTCCCATCCTTCGTCGCTATCAAAGGTACTTCTCTAAGTACTTCCTTCTAGCGTTCTTCCAAGTTACGCCCTCTTCCTTTCCTAAAGACTTAAATGTCCATGGAAATAGGGTGCGTACCTTGGTCTCGATGTTAGATCAGAGTAGGGTTAGCTTGTTGCTCTAGGAGTCATACCATATGGTTGACAATAAGAGCCTAGATCTGTATAAACAGATCATCGCCACCCTACTGTCTGACGTGCAAACGTTACATAGTAGTGTGTTTACACCACGGTCTTTGAGACTTACTATCCGCAAGGTTAGTAGTCGCATTGACCGGGAAGGTATGAGTTTTTTAACAAAAACTCTTCCCCGTCTAGGTAAGTCCTTTGACAAGGCCTTACTTGGAATCGATCCGCTGGACTCAACTGGATGGAGTTTGATATCTCCTTCTAGTTGTAAACTTCCCAAATTCATGGGTGAGTTATTCCTTCAGATCTTTTCTGAAAACGGGATGGTCCTTCCAACACCATGTGTTGAATGCATCAAACATATTAGGTTCGTGCTTTTTGCTTTTTATAAGCTTAAGCTACCTAATAGGCCTGAAGACGAGCGTGATGTTATTCTCCAGTTTAAACAAACTGAAGTTGACATCTGTTCGTACGACGATGTTCTCGGCCGAATAGCCGATTCCATCGATAGCAACGTTGCCTTCCCATGGGGTGTTGAACCCCGCGAGGCGGCAACGATTATCCGTAAGGCCAGAGTTCGACTCGCAAGAGTCTTCTCTGGCTTTGATCCGTTGGATATCTGTCCAAGACACGGACCCGGGGCGGTCTCCACTGGAGAACGCCTTTGGGGCAAGTATTCTTGGACTAGGATAAACCCACGAATCAACTCGATGTACCCTTTCGACGCCTATTTTAGGGCCTCGTTAGGGCACGTCTGTGACTCTTATAGAGAATTTAATTCTCTACAAGAAGTTGAGTCTTCGGCCAAGGTTATCCTTGTTCCTAAAGACTCGCGCGGTCCTCGCCTTATCTCTTGTGAACCACTGGAATTCCAGTGGATTCAACAAGGATTAGGCGATGCCATCGTACGAAGAGTGGAGTTACATCGTTTGACACGATATAACGTTCACTTCACTAACCAACAGCCGAATCAGTTAGGGGCCCTTCTAGGGTCTTCTAACGGTCGGTATGCGACACTTGACTTAAAAGAAGCCAGTGATCGCATAACTGTTGGCTTAGTACGCGCGTTGTTTCCTGAGCCTCTTCGGAGTGCTCTATTAAACACGCGGTCCCAGTCCACACGTCTCCCTAGTGGAGAGATTCTTGCCTTAAGGAAATTTGCTCCGATGGGGTCAGCTTTATGCTTCCCCATCCTTGCACTTTCTATATGGGCTATTCTCTCTTCAGCAGAGACTGATGCGGATGCTCGTAAGAGCATCTTAGTGTACGGCGATGATGTAGTTGTTAAAACGGAGAGATCCGCGCACGCAACGAAGTGGCTCGAAGCTTTTGGTTTAAAAGTAAACCTTGCTAAGAGCTGCACCACTGGATTCTTTAGAGAATCGTGTGGCGTCGACGCCTATAAAGGCGTCGTCGTTACTCCTGTACGATTTCGTACAGAGTGGGCATCTCGTCCATCCCCGAATGTTTATACTAGTTATATAGCTTATGCTAATTCCTATTACAAACAGCACTTCTATCGTACCTACGACTTGATCGTAGCGAGACTTCTCGATGTTTATCGAGAAATCCCGGAAGGTGAGGTTAATCCTTATCCTTCTCTCATAGAAGTTCCGGAGTCGAACCGTCCGCGCCGAACCAGGCAGAACGTCAAGTTGCAAAAACTTGAGCGTCTCGTCTGGGACGTAGCGGCTCGGCCTGTGAATAAAGTGATTGACGGCTGGTCCATGCTTCTGAGATTTTTCTCAGAAGGTGGCCGCAGTCAGTCTCTAAGACAGGCTGATCGTACTCGCAGAAGCAGTGTTCAGGTATCTGACGAGAGTCAGAGACCTTTCTCTGTTCGGTTATACACACGTCGTGACACCAGTGTTCTGGTGAAACGATGGCGATGAG